TATAATTTTATATGAAAGGAGGTCTAGCTATGGTTAAAAAGAAAGAAGCTAGATGGAATGAATACTTTTCATTACCTAATCCAGGTCTGGAGTCTTATTTTGCCAGAACCCGAAAAGGTAATTCAGAAGAGTATCGAACAACATTTGCAAAAGGACAGTCATTAAAACAAGTTCTTGATGATTGGAAGCCTACCCTTGAGCAAGTCGGGGAAGCTTGGCCAACGTTATTAGAATTTGAAAATGACTTAGCGAAGAAAGTCGGACCAATGTCAATTCAGAAACCCCTTAGTGAGAGAATGGATGACATTCGTTCTTACTATGACTCAATTCTCCTTGAGTCAAAGCCAATCTCTCATTCTGCAGAAGCGGCAGTAATTAGAGAGTGGTCTAGTTTACGCGGACTAGAACCAAGGAGCCAACAGCGCACTGTTGATTTAATGAAGAAATCAACATCAAGTGGTAATCCATTCTTTACAAAACGTAGAGCAGTAACAGACAAGACGATACCCCTATCTTTGGAGCTTCAGTCTCCTGAGATCCGTCAAAATCTTACATTTTCAAACTGGTTATCTTGTGCTGTATTAGGATGGAGAGGCCAAGAAGGTGGCCCAACTGAAGATGATGTTAAACAAAGAGTAGTTTGGATGTTTCCTTATGGTGTTAACATCTCAGAATTGCAAGTATACCAGCCAGCAATCGAAATTGCGCAGCGAAATTTGCTGGTTCCAGCTTGGGTAAGCATGGAAGAAGTCGATAGGCGTATCACTAAACTATTCGACACAAAAGGTAGGAAAGACCTGGTTATTTGCACAGATTTTTCAAAATTTGATCAACACTTCAATGCTGACATGCAGAATTGCGCCAGAAATATAATAGCTGCATTATTAAATACTAGTTCAGCTAGCCGTGATTGGTTGGTCAATACATTCCCTATCAAGTATGAAATACCTCTTGCCATTGATACTGGCAGAATCATACGCGGTAAGCATGGAATGGGTTCCGGAAGTGGAGGAACTAACTTTGATGAGACTCTAACACACAGAGCCCTTCAATATGAGGCAGCCATTGAACATGGTGCCAAATTAAACCCAAATTCACAATGTCTAGGAGATGATGGCTTGTTATCATATCCTGGAATCAATGTGGAGGATGTAATACAAACATATTCAAGCCACGGTCAAGAAATGAACAAAGACAAGCAATATGTGAGTACACAGGACTGCATATATTTAAGAAGGTGGCATCATACTGACTATAGAATAGACGGTGTATGTGCAGGAGTTTATTCAACCTATAGAGCTTTAGGTAGGTTGTGTGAACAAGAACGCTTCTATGACCCTGAAATATGGGGTCCTAAAATGGTGGCTCTACGACAATTATCAATTATTGAGAATTGTAAGTACCATCCTTTGAGAAATCAATTTGCTGATTTCTGCATGAAAAGGGATAAATATCGCCTTGGAATAGATATCCCAGGATTCTTAGATAATATTGAACGTATTGCTGAAGAATCTATCGAAGTCATGCCCGATTTCCTTGGTTATACAAAATCCTTTAATAAGTCAGATAAAGGATATGGAATAGCCAACTGGTGGATAGTTCAATACTTGAAATCGAAAGCATAATTCGAGATGGTGCAGTAAACCATTG